CATAAACATTTAAATATTTTTCATTTCCCTCTAGAGGAGTTCCCTTTGCCAATTCTACTGAATTATATACTCTCAAATCTAAATATTTTTTGTATGGCTGTATGTTTTCTTGTTCGCTGATATCATAATCAGACCAAACAATTAACTTAGTTTTTTCCAAGTTCTGAGTTGCAAGATAAGATCGAATAGATTCCAATTCTTTCTCATCCTTTGCTTCAGTGTAAACATGGAAAGAAATCACTTCTTGAGGATAATCATAGTCTTCAACATTTATTGATGACAGTAAGTCTAATCCTTTTCTATAATCAAAATACAATTCTGGACTTTTTTTATAATTTATATCAATCACCAATAATCTCCATTGTCAATTCTCATTCGATTCATATTAAGTGGTCTTTCTTTTTTGTTTGGACGGATCCAGTATTCGTTAAAAAACTTATTGATCTCATCATGATTGTCCCATCGCCCACCCTTGATACCAAACAGGATTTGTGTTCCGCCACCCATATGGATAGCATCAATACCAATCCCTTTGCAGAAAGAAACAATTGGTACAGACCATGCACCAGCACCAACAATCACAAAGTCGGGTTTCTTTTTCTCTATCTCTTCCTTGAAATATTCAAGTCCATCATGCCATGTATTAAATACGGGATTGTCTAGCAGGGCAGCAGAAAATGGAGTCTTAATTGTATCAAGTTCAAACTCAGGAAGAATGTCTTTATTCTCCCATAGTAGTTCTCTCTTCTTATACTGCATACGAATTGATTCTTCAAAAGGACTAACAACAAGAACCTTCTTACCCTCAAGTGCTTTTGACCACGGATTTTTATGGTAAAAAGGTTCAAGTGATCTAGCATGAACACGCTTCGATTTAGTAGCAAACTGATCAAAGAACATTCTGTCACCGTATGCTCCATCTGGAGTTTGGATCCACTCACCCAAAACATTCATGTTGTCTAATGACTTAAGATAAGTGTCACGAAACTTAATAAAATTTTCTAGCGTTGGTGGATATACACCTGCATTGACATAAAGTAACTCTGCATTGGATGTGAGAATTTGATTCATCATCAGGTTACTTATACCACCATACTCTGACATACCCATCTTACCAGCAGCCAAAGTTTCATCCGACTCAATTGTATTTTTGATTAGTTCATTACCAAGAGTTAAGTTTAACATCACATATTCATCCAATTGTATAAATCTTTTACTTCTGTTATTATATATTCAATATGTTCATCTGTTAAATTATGATGAAGAGGAATTGACACTGTTTGTTTCGATGCAAGTTTAACTTTTTCTAAATTTTTTGCGCCGTCATTGAAATTAGAGAACACTAGATTATCATGCTGTGGTTTATAATGTATCCCAGTAATAATTCCCTTGTCTTTAAAATAAGACACAGCAGCAAGATTATCTTGTACTTTTATTCTATACAAATGACGACTGGTATTCTCCAGTCCAAATTCACTATTGTATTTATTTCGGATCTCGTCTATTCGCTCATACTTCGAGTCTAGAGTCTTAAGATTTCTAGATGCAATAGTAGCCTGCATGGTTGACATGTATGCCTTGAACCCTACCTGCTTCTGAACTCTACTCCAAGACTCTTCTGCATATTCCATACCATAGAAACTTAGACTCTTCAGATCATCAATCTTCTCTTTGTTATTAGAAACGACAACACCACCATCTAAAGAAGACAATGGTTTTGTTGGGTACATAGAAAACACCAAGAGATCATCTGGATCGCATTCGTCTGCATATTGATTACGATTTAGTTTCTGTGCAGAGTCAACCAACCCATCAGTCAGGGTGTAAGATCCTCCCACCCAGTCTATGTTATCATTGAAAGATATATCATAACCAGCATCAACTACAACATTAGGAACAACAGCGGGTATCATGGAAGGCATGTCTATTACCTTTTTGATCCAAGGAGTTCGACAGACTTCACTTTTCATTATGGCATACATTGCATATGAGGCACTAAAGAAAGATGCTGCATACTTTGCACCGACATACTCACATATTTCTTGCTCAAATTGTTTAACTACTTCTCCGTGAAGAAGGTGGTCAAATGTAGATGTATCAATTATATGATTATCAAATTCAAATAGGTTTATCATTGGTTAAAGTTTTCAAATAAATGTGATCAGAAATTATTTGATAAGTATAACCATATTTTGAAAACATGTCAATTAAATTATCCATATTATGGTAATAAGCACAAGTTTCTATTTCTTCATACGCATTATATGTTTCATAATAACTTTCTTCATTTGTCATTTTTACTCTAGAAAATAAAATGCGATCGAATCCCAAAGAAAGAATATGTTTTAACATAGAGTCACCATCGGGAGAAACATCCATCAAAGCACTGGCATAAAGCAGATCATATTTTTTTGCATCATCTTCATTGAGTTCTGTTGCATCTCTGACAAAAAAATTATCGCTGTTCCAAGTTTCTTTTGCAAGCGATATTGCATCTTCAGAATAATCACAACCAAAATAATTAACAGTTGGAATATTATCTTTACATACTTTATAAAAAGAACCGCATCCACAGCCAACATCTAAAATACTAGATGGTTTCACTTGCTCTAAAATTGCCAAAGAGAGTTTCCAATGTTCAGGATAAGTATCTAGTGATTCCAACTCATTCAAATTAAAATCTAATTGTTTCTTGAAAACCTCGGAATTTTTCCAAGAATTTATCAAACTATCCTCATTCATCATTTAATTCCATATATGATATCCATGTATAGTCATACATTTCTTCAACTAGTGTTTCATTTGAATTTTCATTTAATTCAAATATAGGATCTGGTGTGTTATAATTTTTCCAAGGATCACCCCACCTAGTATTTTCTGGTTTAAAAATAGGAGGAAGTTCTTGGTAATATGAAACCTTATCTTTGAATAACTTGATATCTTCTTCTGGGATAACATATTCAGATCTATCACCCGCTTTATCAATAATACAGGTAGTGGATTCTCGTAATTTCTTCGGGGAAACGCAGTCACCCTGAGTTGGTGCATAATTATCCTCGAAGACTATTTTCTTGAAAAATGGCGTAGGTGACAAAAACTTAAGTCTATGGATAAAATCAACATGATCGTCTAAAAACAAAAGAGTATTATCTTTATTGTAGTGATCATTTTCTGTAAAGAAAGAATTCCAATCTACCGTCGTGAAATCATTTTCAATATAGAGCGCGTTTTCTGATTTATATAAAAGTCTTTTCATATAAACATCAAAACAAATAATATCACTATCGGGTGATGCATGTTCGAATAACCATGTACCTTGACCTTTCCAAACACCACTTTCAACAATAAGTTTGGGTTTAGTTTCTTTCAACAAACAAAACATATTAAAAAGGTGAGGTGATTTCATTCCCCCGGTATTGTCATCTATTGGTTTATTTTTATAAATATCTAAATATTCATCTAAATAGTTTTTAAAATTATCTGTATTGATTTTCATTCTTTTTCTTTCATAGATTTAAATTCGTCAAAATCATGTATATAATCTGATGGAGTGTAATGGGTGTTTGACAGCACAAGCAAAGCAGTTTCTTCGCTTCTGTAAACCTGTTCATCCCAAATCATTTCTGGAATGTAGAGTGCTTGCTGTGGAGATTCCAAAAGATACCTTCTCTCCTTGAAACCATCTTTAACTATTACTTCTACCTTACCATGAAGGCAAATTAAAATTTGCTTTGTTTTATGGTGAGCATGGTTTCCCCTCTTTTCATCATCACGAACTCCATAAACATAGAAAACTCTTTCTATATCGAAGGGTATATCTTGTCCTGATTCAATCGGGACTAAGTTACCATTATCATCTACAATTGTTTTTATATCTAAAAACTTCACATCATCAATTTTCATCACATTATTCCTTAAACATTTATTATACTCATATCACACTCCTAATAAAATATTTTTCGCTCTTCCTTGATAATGTAGAGCGTTGAATTTAACCTTTCTCTTTAGAATAGTATGATAACAATAAGGAACGCCGTTGTCAAATTGAATGTCTTTAATTCTGTTCGTCTCATTGAACGCATAAACCCCGTCATCAACATTTATATTATGATCAAAAACGCTGTTATTAATTACATGTGTTATCTCACCAACTCTTGCAGGCCCGCCGCCAGAGGCATCATCATAATGGAATCTATCCAACAATGTCATATCACAAACACCGCCCGGCTGGTTGTGCTTTTTGTGGTTTTCCCACTTAAATGCAAGATCATCAAATTTATATGAATTTTTGTCTCTGTAGATTTCTTGTGTGTAATTACAAAAATTATCAATTCCGGTTTTTGTAAAATAAGATGTTGATCCACATGTTCTATGACACAGCACAGCATCAAATTGATCGTAGTTTTTCCACTCTTCAGAAACATCACAATACAACATGACATCTGAATCACAATAAAATACTGTGTCTATATTATTTTGTTTAATATATTCATTAATAAGAAACCACCGTAAGAAACAAAGTTTTTCAACCCAAAAACCATTACTACTCATGTGAACATAATTAGAATCAAACTCAATTACCTGATTAGAATAAAGATCCTTGTAGTTTATGAATTTTACTCCGTTGTTGTTGCAATATTCGGAAACTGGTTCATCACCAATAACCACAACATCATTATTAAAGTTCAAGGCCTGGGGAATAGTTTTATGTAATACTCTAGTATCATTTAGATGAATAAAAACGCAAGGTATTTTCATGATATACTTTCTATAATAGTTTTAGTCACATTAAATGCACCCTCTGGGGATGCGTTTCTTTCATACCAGTCCTGTCCTGCATCGTGCATGTCTTGCCACTGACTCTCGCTGACAGAATCAATTAATGGTTTTACTTGACCGGGATAATCTACACGAAGGAAGTGAACTCCTTCTTTCATTGGTTCATAATATGTATTGTCAACCTCAGTAGCGAAGAGTGGGACTGCACCCATACCAAGAAGTTCAATCTCACGATTACATTTGGGACCGTACCCAGCAAGAGCCAGTCCGAACTTAGAGTGTCTTAGTTTTTCTAGGTACTCTTCTTTTGTAAATGGATAGTGGTCTGGTCCCGGAGTATCGATTGGGCAATGAAAAACTTCGATACCAGCATCTTCCCAATTTTTATTTTTTCTGTTGCCCTCTTGGATATTATTTTCAATCTTACCCAAGAAAATAGATTCAATTTCCCTATTCTTATAACCAAGCAGAGGAGTCTTTCTTGCTTCCATTAGACGACGAGGACTTCTGGCCCAGAATGTCCAAGGATGACAATTTGGATGCATTGGAACAGTATTACCAAAAATACCATGACGGAATTTTGGAATGTACCTGTCATCATTTCTTGGGAAATCATACAAGAGTATGTCACCACACTCTTCTACCCAACAAAAACAGTCTGGACTATCCCCAACTTCGCATAAACCAAGTTCTTCCCATATACCAACCAGTTCTCTAAAAGTATCACCGCAGTGACCCAGACAAGAACCATCACCATCTGGATTACCTTTTAATATTCTCATGAAAACTCCTTCAATTTATTAGCATAATCTATGTAAAAGTTTCTGACTTCTGGTATATTAAATACCTGAAAATTTAAAGTATGATCTGCATAGTTATCATTCGTAGGATTAATTACACCAGTTTCACTATCGAAACCTACGCGAGAGAAATGATTAAACACCAGAGGCTGTTTTCTATCACCCCAAACAACAGTTCCGTCTTGGTTATAATAGTCATAAACATACAATCTAAAATTCCACGGAGCGCCGTGTGCTATTGTTTTGTCTATAACACAGAGTTCGTTAAATGGTCCACCACAAATCAATTCAAATAATTCTAGATACTTCTGATCCCCACATGTTGCTAAGTCAGGACGAGTTTCTAGGATAACACATTCCATCCAATACTTGAGAGTTTTTATACCAAGATCACTGTTCCTAAAATAGACAGTGCCTACATTATACTCTCCGTCAACAGAAAGATTCGTGTTATGTCTGTGTCGAATTATACCAACACTTTTCTCACCAACCTCATCAAATATTAATTTGGGATCTTGGTAGAAGTAAATATCAGAATCAATATAAAGAATATCATCTAACTGCTTTTCTTTTAACAGATAATAAGAAAAACAAGAGGCAAGCGACCAGCAAAATTGATTATATGGTTTTCGATTTTTAAAATTAACCAGATCCTGATTGCTATTTTCCACATCACTCAATCGCACAGGAACAACTTTAGAATTGTAGTCGGTTAAACTTTCAAATGTTTCTTCATCTAAACAGAGATAATATAAAACAAAATCTTCTGATGAATGACTTATGAGAGAATCAATAAGAGCCTTTCCAAACTTTAAATAATTTTTATCTGATAATGTACAATATCTTCTATCGATTTCCATCACATATCCTTAATTAAAAATGCCTGATATGGTCGAGTACAATCCCTATCATATTTTTCTAATTTTAATGAGTATATTTCATAGCCATTTTCATAGATAAAATCACGATGATTCCAATTGTCATGAGAATGAAACTCAACCTGAAAAATTATATTTCTATTCTGCATTAATTTTTTTGCACCATAAAGAACTTCCCACTCTTCACCTTCAACATCTATTTTTATAAAATCAACTTCTTTGTCTTCAAAATAAGAATCTAGCGTAATGCAAGGAATTGATTTCACTGTGTATTCAGAAGATTCGGTGGTTGCGTCTGCCCATTTTTTATTTCTAGAACAGTGATCCCCAACATTGTCAGTTGAAAGAAAATCCATCGTTCCGCAACTAGAGGATACTGCAACATTTTCGATGATAACCTTCTTGTCAGAATAGTTTTCCTTTAAAAAATCATAGTTTCCTTTATTGGGTTCGAACGCATACCCAGAACTCATAAACTGAGAATAATACTGCAATAATTCTCCAATACATGCACCTACATCACAATAGATCATATCATTCATTTCAAATTTTTCCATCAAATCCATGACAGATTGAATCTGAGAGGGATGATGTTCTTCTGTTAATGGTATTATCATCTGTAATCCTTTATGATATTAAATATTCTTTCATCAAAATTTGCAAACTCTATTGCCTTTTGCTTATTCTTATGAACAATGTTCAGTATACTTTCGTAGTACGATGGTGTCAAGTTATTTAATTTATCTTTAAGTTCGTCGAATGTTTGAAACAAAATCATCCCATCTACATCAAAATAATCTTCAATATTTGGGCATCCCCAATAAACAGGAATAGTTTCTGTTAAGAAAGCATCAATAAGTTTTTCCGTAAAGTAATGCCCTACTGATTGATTCTCTATACAAATATGATACTGAGAGTCGAAAAGAGATTCCTTTTCTCCTCCCGGAAGAGGGTTTGGAGAATCAGAAAAACACTTGGTGCTTGTGTAGAAGTTAGTTGGTATTTCGATTTCATCTTTTCTCGACCATACTTGTTGTCTTAAGTTGTAACCAGGTCGATCAATATTATACCAAGAAGCCAGAAAACTCACATCAAAAGTTTTTTGTTCTCTTTCGAAGATAGCAGAGGGCTCATAACAACCAAGACCATCTGGATGATTAATAGCACCTCGATTTAACCATGTGCTTCCATATGGAAACAAATGTGCATTCTCACAGAAAACATTAATTTCATCATCTGCTGAAAGGATTAAATCATATCTCTTGTGGTTGTTTATCACATCATGTATAGTAGATCTATTTGGAGACATCATTGACTCGCTAGATAGAGCGAGAACCTTAAATGCATCTGCGTTTGTAAAATTTTCCATACGAGAAAAATGAATTTCAACAGGAAAGTCAAACTCAAAAGAATCTCTAAAAAGATATTCGCCGTTTTTGACTATAGGTTTATAAGATTTTGTTTGCAAGTTCATCATCAGCCATTTCTAAAGATTTCATCACATCGTAATTTTTTTCTGCATAAGGAATCATGTCCTGATATAACTCAGGAGACAACTGATTAATATCAAAATCATCAGTCAATTTAATGATACCTCTTTCATCAAAATACTCTCCTAGATCAGTTGCACCCCAGTAAACAGGAATAGTCCCTGTGACAAAACAATCAGTTAATTTTTCTGTGAAATAATAAGGAGAAGATACATTTTCCATAACTATCGAAAACATATAAGGAACAATCGCCGATCTCTTGTCATTCCATGTTTGATTTAAGTTAGAAGAAATACCAATTCTCTCTGAGTCACATGCACCACCAACGAGATCAATCGACTCTTTAAATTTACATGCGATTTCTTGACGATATTGATGTCCCTCGCACATCACTTTAGGGGAAGCAACCATAGAACAGAGTTTTAACTTCTCATGCATACCCCAAGACTCCTCTGGAATCCAAGGAAGATTGCTTCCTGTTGAGCAATAAACAAAAGAATCACTCAAATCAAGTAAAGTTTTATCGTTTGTAAATATTGCTTCGAGTTCTCCGTCTTCTATGATAACTTCATGGAAGTCTTTAAGAGCATCGATAAGTTGTGGAACAATAGCAGAAGATTCACAAACCCACCCATAAGATTTTTGATTGCTAGATCTTTCTATTTTATTTGCATAAAGAATTGCATTGTCAATTAAAACCTGATTATCTACTGGTTCGGTAGTCCAAGAGAAAGTTTTAGGTTTAAGATTCGAACATGAAGATTGTGAGGGATCAAATCCCGCACCCACACACTGTATTTGTTTCATAATATTCCTACTGTTTGTATCGCCAAAAGATGGCCATCTATTCCCATTTTTTTGAGAACTTCTACCTTATCTGCTACATCAGACATTCCCATTTCGATCACAGTATGTTCATTAACATCTTGTGGCCACTGGCAATAAGTTTCTGGAAATACACCATATCTTACTGTCTCTTTATATTTATCAACAATACTGAACAATGATTCATGATCAAAATTTACATCCATATTTTCCAGAGTTTGATTGCATACAGATATCCAGTCTTCTAGAAAGATTTTAGATAACTCATTCGTATTGAAATATAAAGGAGATGCTTTCATCCCCCCTAAATGTGGATGAGAAGAAGAAAATCCAATATCTACATTTAAAAGTTGTTCACTGTAAAAATGTTCTGGATAATTTCTGAAGATAGTATCAACATCAACCCAAACTAGAGGGGATTGATGTTCATTTAATTTATCTAAAATAAACTTAGGTTTGGATAAACAATTATCTCGATAAGAACCAAGATTTTCTTTTTTTACTAGATCTAAATCTAGATTATACTGTTTACAATTCTCTCGAAGTCTATCTGCACACTTAACATAATAATTTTTTTCATCACCCTCAGTATAAAAAGATATCAATTTCACAATTATTTTCCTAAATGATATTTGGGAATAAGTTCCCATTCGTCCTTATGCTTGTGAGGGATAATTTTGATTTGCTTAATATTTGCAACTGGATCCTTCACTTTTTCTGGATCAAGTATATCACAAAGTTCCCACTCTTCAAGTAATTTTACTATTAAATTTCTTCGTGCAATATCAGATTCTGATATGTTACTTTCTAATTTATCGAGTATAAATAATTCTTTGAAATGAACAATTGCATACTCTCCTCTTTTGTGGAGAATATGGCAAGATTGAAATAACTTATTTTCTTTTCGGGAAGACACACCCATTCTTGTCAGTGTCTCTTTAATTATCAGAAAGTCATCTTCATCTTCTAAACTTACTCGTACACCCAATCCTTTAAAAACATCTACATCCTTATCCATATTTTTAACCTCATTTTATATTTTCACACTTTATAATATTTATAAATTAGTGTGTTTTGAGGTAAATATCTGCCAGATTGTCTAGAAATTCTCTACTAAGAAGGGGTAACATCTCCTTTGCTCTTGTCCTAGACACAGAAAAATGTCTTATAATCAAAGAAAGATCTTCTGAAACTTCACTCTTCAGTGTCTTAGAAAACCTCTTACCTTTTCTGATAGAGTGCAAATAGTATTCATAATTCATTCGTTTTGATACACCGCTATGTAAATTCATCATGTTCGCATGAAGAATAGTGTCTGGAAAATAAGATAGGCAGCGATTGATAACGAACGGAACATAGGACTTTTCAGCAAAGTCTTCATTTTCTTCGAACAGATTTTTTTTATTGTAATTGATTGAAGTAAGAAAATCACCCAGTTTCACACTTCACCACCAATAGATCACTAAATTTCACAATATCAACCACAAATTCCCCGTCCTTGTAAAATTGAGACTCATTAGATCCCAACTTCCACATCACCTCATCACCAGGCTTTACCTCGGTGACTTCTGGACCTACAGAATAAACTGTACTCCAAACATAATAATTATCCGCTACTTGATTATCGGTATAAACAATACCATTCTCAGTAATCTTTTCTTCCTTGAGAGTTGTCTCAAGTGCAACCAAATCCCTCACTGGGGTAAACTTTTTCTTTTCATTTTTCATTTAATATTCTCCGCAAATGTTGAATGAACCCAGATATCATCTTGATTATTCAACTCCGTGAATAAGATATAATCGTAAGATTCTAAATATGTTCTTGTTTTTTGTTTAAATTCATCACCAGATCTATATCCATCATGTTCATAAGCGATGCAATTAAATTGTATTTTTTCTAGGGGTATTTTTTTCAAAACATCAAATGTAACATCCCAAGGTTCTAAATCTAAAGATAAAAAATCAATTTTGGTTGGGAAATTATTTTCTTCTAGCAATTTTAAATAATCAACATTTAAAGCATTAACTAAAATGAATTTAGAATCAGGTCTATGCTGTTTCCAATCTTCAACGATTCCATCATCTAAATCTAAACTTAAACCTTTCCAGTTTAAATTTTTTTCCAAAAAATATGTATTGTTGATGTGTTTAGGTACACTGCAACCTATGTCCAAAAAGGTTCCATCACGCTTTTCCTTGAATAAAGAAAAAACTACACTATCTTGACCTAATTGAGAATAAAACTCTAGTTGTTCACTCATTTAAAATCACACTCCATCATAAGTTCTACCATTAAGGCAGTTAGATTAATTTCTTGATCTGCAACAAATGCAGCTTTATATTGATACTCACCCAAGGTAACGATTGCACTTGGAATAGAATTTGGCTTTATACTTTCAGACAATCCCTCATAAATTGCTCTGAAGATATCGGAATAAGAATTGTCTAGGTTGTTCACAACCCACTTTCTTACATCTGCGAAGTTCTTCTGACTCATCGCTTTCATAAGATCTTTAATATGAACATCACCTAGACTTGACAGAATACCAACATCAATCTTTCCGTTGTAAGAATACCGCTGGATTTCATTGAGCATTCTACGGATGTCGGGAAAATGTTTGGTTACAAGTTTTGCAAGAACTTCCTGTTCGTATTCAATGTTCTCTTCTTTTAGAATGTATTCCATTCTTTGAAGAATCTTCATTGCAATACCAGCCTTTTCTTCGCTGGGAATTGTAAAATCGATATTAGTAAATCGAG